CCATCACGTGCCTCTCGCACGCAGGGCGTGTTTTTGGCACGTTTTTCCCGGAGCTGCGCCAACCTCGCCCGACCTCCGAGCTTCGGCCCGGAGTTACAACAAGACAAGTCGAGAAACCCAGAATAGGAGAGAGACTTATGCCAAAATCGAAAATGAGCCTGCAACAGCAGGCAAAGAAGATTCTGGAACAGGCAGAATCACGAGGAGTGTCCTCGAATTACTTCTTTGCGACCACGTTTAACCGGTATCAGGTGCAGATGCGCATACTTGATGACCTGGAAAAAGCGATTCTTGAACACGGAGCGACCGTAGAGAAGGAATACGTCAGAGGGAGACCGAACCTGACTGCCAATCCTGCGATCACGGAGTATAACAAGACCGCAACGGCTGCGAATGGTACTGTTGCGACACTTATCAAGATCCTTGACACACTTTCGACAGAGCCAGATACCACCGACAGTCTGAGTGAGTTCCTGGATGGATAACTTCATCTATTCGTACTATCAGAAGATAGTCGATGGAACGGAAACAGTCGGAACGTGGGTAAGGCTCTTATATGAAAAGATCGTCACAGGCATAGATGACGGTACGTATCGTTTTAACCAGGCTAAAGCAAATAAAGCTATCAAGTTTATCGAGAAGTTCTGCCGTCACAATAAAGGAAGACTTGCACCAAGACCAATCAAACTGGATCTGTGGGAAAAGGCTTTCATATCCGTTCTTTACGGAATCGTAGATGAGAACGACAAAAGAATATTCCGAGAGGTTGCGCTCTTCGTCGGCAGGAAGTGTGGTAAGACACTGATCGCAGCCTGCATCATGACGTATGAAACATACGTTGACGGTGAGTTTGGCTCGGAGATATATTGCATCGCTCCAAAATTAGATCAGAGCGAGCTGGTGTATTCGGCTTTCGAGTTCAATAAGGACAAGAACCCCGACTTAGCCAAGAGAACAAAGAAGCGCAAGAATGATTATTTCATTCAGAGCACTAATACCACGGTCAAGAAGATCGCTTTTAACGAGAAGAAGGCCGATGGTTATAACCCGATGCTGACAGTAGCGGATGAGATGTCATCCTGGCCTGCTCAGAAGGGCCTCAAACAGTACGAGGTCATGACATCGGGAACCGGTGCAAGGGAAGAACCTATCACGCTCTCGATAAGTTCGGGAGGTTACGTCAATGACGGAATCTATGACGAGCTTTTCAAGAGAGGCACGAGGTTCCTGTTAGGGGAGAGTCACGATCAGAGACTTCTCCCTGTTTTTTACATGATAGATGATGTCGGAAAGTGGGATGACATCAACGAACTCCGGAAGAGTCTTCCGGGGATGGGTTCATCCGTTCCGGTTCAGTTTATCCTGGACGAGATCAATGTTGCAAGAGACTCGTTAAGCAAGAAAAACGAGTTCATCTGTAAGTATTGCAATCTGAAAGCGAACTCATCTGCTGCATGGTTAAGCGCACAGACAGTCAAGAAGATGTGCGGTGATCCGTTCGGCATGGATGATTTCAAGTCGAAGTATTGTGTCGCAGGAATCGACCTGTCGCAGACAACCGACCTGACGAGCTGCTGCCTTCTCATTGAGAAGGATGGTGAGCTCTACGTTATATCGCACTTCTGGCTTCCTGCTGAGAAGCTGGAAGATGCAATCGCTCATGACGGCATACCTTATGACCAGTACATCCAGAAAGGCTGGTTGACGTTAAGCGGTGAGAACTTCATTGATTATCATTCAGTCTTTGAATGGCTGGTCATGGCGGTCAGGGAATACGAGCTCCTGCCTCTGGTAGTGGGATATGACCGGTATTCGAGTCAGTATCTCGTGTCTGACTTAAATGGCTTCGGGTTCAAAACGGATGACGTTTATCAGGGTGATAACTTGTGGGGTGTCCTGCAAGAGATGGAAGGCTTATTCAAAGACGGTCGTGTCCATATCGGTGACAACGACCTTTTGAAAATACATTTGCTTAATTCGGCTATCAAGATGTCGACAGAAAGAGGACGAGGCAAGCTGGTTAAGCTCAGACAGCGAGACCATATTGATGGTGTCGCTGCACTGGCAGACGCTTTCTGCGTCCGTCAGAAGTGGTATTCGGAGTTATCCGAACAACTAAAAAATTGAGGAGAACAAGAAAATGGGACTACTTGACCGCATACTTGGGAAAAATCCTAAAATGGCCCAAGTGTTAAAAGCAGGCGAGACCTTCAAGATGGTGTCAGCTTACCAACCGGTGTTCCATGACTGGCGAGGTGAGATATATGAGAGTCTTCTCGTCAGAGCTGCGATAGATGCCAGAGCACGTCACGTGTCCAAACTCAAGATCGAGATAGTCGGTTCTGCCAAGCCGGATCTAATGTCAAAACTTCGGAAGAAGCCTAATCCGTGGCATACATGGTCACAGACTCTCTATCGTATCAGCACGATCCTTGACTGTTGTAACAACTGCATCATAGTTCCGGTCTATGATTCGGGACTTAACAAGATCGGAATTTTTCCGGTGCTTCCATCACAGTGCAGCATTGTCACATACAAGGATGAGCTGTGGTTAAAGTACAAATACATGAGCGGAAGACAAACGGCTGCTTGCAAACTCGAAGAGTGTGCAATCCTGACTAAGTTCCAGTTCAAGAATGACTTTTTCGGTTCAACTAACGAGTGCCTTGATGAGACGCTGGATCTTATGTCCATTCAAAAGCAGGGCATCAAGGAAGCTGTGAAGTCGACTGCCGGATATAAGTTTATGGCTAAGCTCTCCAACTTCATCAAGTCGGAAGACCTGACAAAAGAGCGTGAGAACTTTAGTGATGCTGCTTTCGGAAAAGAAGCAAAGAAGAGCGGAGTTTTACTCTTCCCGAATAACTATTCCGAGATCAAACAGATAGACCTCAAGCCATATACACCGGATAAGGACCAGATGGAGCTTATCGAGAGGAACGTCTATTCATACTTTGGTGTGAATGAAGATGTGCTCATGAACAAGGTCACAGGTGATGCCTGGTCAGCTTTCTTCGAAGGTGCGATAGAGCCTTTCGCAGTTCAGTTCAGCGAGACGATGACATTTGCTCTGTTCAGTGACAGGGAAACCTCAGTCGGTAATTGCCTGATGGCTACGGCTAATAGGGTTGCATACATGAGCTTCAAGGACAAGCTCGAATACATCAAGACGATGGGAGACCGTGGTTTCCTGATGATCGACGAAGCAAGAGAGATATTCAATCTTGCTCCGTTACCTGATGGACAGGGGCAGAAAGTCATGGCTCGTGGTGAGTATTACGACACAAATACACAGGAGGAATCATAAATGCCAGTAAAAGCAGAAAGAGAGTACAGATCACTTACTCTCGCACCTACGGAAGACTATATCGTTGAGGGTGACTTTTCTACTTATGACCAGCCGTATATGCTCGGCTCTTATGATGAGCCCGGCTATCGTATCGAGGTCTGGGAGCAGGTCACTCGTGGTGCTTTTGATGAGACTGATATGACGGATGTCATCATGCAGTATGACCATCAGGGCAGAGTCTTTGCACGCAAGTCGAATAACACACTTGAGATCCAGCTCGACGAGACACCTCACATGAGAGCACAGCTCGGAGGTACGGAGATCGGTAGACAGCTCTTTGAAGAGATCAAAGGTGGCTATACGAATAAGATGTCGTTCGGTTTCACCGTTAAGGCAGACAAGCGTGAACAGACCGAAGAAAAGAGAGAAGACGGTTCCGTTCTTATCAAGATGCTGAGAACGATAACCAACATAGGCAAATTATATGACGTTAGTGCGGTCTCACTTCCGGCTAACGATCAGACCAGTATTTCAGCTCGTGCTTTCTCCGATGGAGTATCGGCAGAAGTTCTTGAGGAGTGCAAGAAGGCAAAAGCACACGAAGAGGAGATAAAGAGGATCGAAGCTCGCAAGAGATTAGAACTCAAACTTAAATTAGGAGGTCAGACAAATGACTAACGAAGAGATCATGACCTTAGACCTTGAAGCAGTCGAAACTCGTATGAGTGAGATCAAGTCTTTGGTCGCAGACAAGTCTTCTGAGGCTGACTTTGACGCTCTTAGTGTCGAGGTCGATGCACTCGAAGCAAGAAAAGCTGTCATCGCAGATGAGCAGCGCAAAGCCGATACCGCAGCAGTTATTGCCGGTGAAGGCGAAGAGACTACAATCACTTTACCCACGGAGGAAAGACACATGCAGACATTGAAGGAACTTAGAAGCTCTAAAGAGTACATGGATGCGTTCGCTGAGTATATCAAGAATGGCGATGCAACCGAAGTAAGAATGTTGCTCTCCAAGAACGCTGAGAGCGATGGTCAGATCAGCGTACCTACAATCGTAGAAACAAAGATCCGCACAGCTTGGGAGAAGAGCGACCTCTTCTCAAGAGTTGGTAAGTCTGAGATCAAGGGCAACCTTGCAATCGACTTTGAGATCAGCGGTACGGATGCCGTTATTCACGAGGAAGGCGACGATGCACCGGATGAAGAAGAGCTGGAACTTGGTACTGTAACCCTCGTACCTAAGAACATTAAGAAATGGATCTCGGTTAGCGACGAGGTTATGGATCTCAGAGGCGAGGCTTTCCTTGATTATGTTTATGACGAGCTCGCATACAAGATCGTTAAGAAGGCAGAGCACGTTGTTGTAGCTAAGATCGTTGCAGCAGTTGGAGCTTCCACTTCCACAAGACCTGGACAGGCTTCTGTTTATGCTGAGATCGGTCGTGCCGGTGTTGTTAATGCTATCTCTAACATCTCCGACGAGGCAGAGGATCTCTGCATCATCATGAACAGACGTACGTGGGGCCAGTATGAAGCTACACGTACACTCAACACACTCGATCCGTTCGCAGATCTTCCTGTTGTTTATGACAGCTCTCTCGACGCTTATGACGTTGCAGAGGATGGCAAGCCTTATGCAATCGTTGGCGATCTTGGCTTCGGCACAAGAGCTAACCTTCCTAACGGCTTCAACGTAAAGACTGTTGTTAACGAAGATGGTCCTGCTGATAAGGTAAAGATCACAGGAAAGCTCTTCGCAGCTCTTGACGTTATCGCTGTCAACGCTTTCTGCGCAATTCTCAAGGGCGACGTTCCTGAGTCTTAATAAAACCGGTTGAGGCTACTCCGAAAGGGGTAGCCAAAGACCTTAACAGGAGGAATATATGACACAGGCTCAAATTCTCGCAGCGTGCAAGCTGGCTTGCAGAGTTAGTTCAAGCACATTGGACAGTGAGTTCAATGAGCTGATCGCTGCTGCCTATTATGATCTTGAGAACTCAGGTGTCGCAACCGTAGAAGGTGCGCCTTACACACCGGATAACTCAGATCAGCTTGTCGTTACTGCTGTTAAAACTTTTGTCAAGCTGCACATGGGAGATTTATTGGATAATGCCGAGGCTGAGAGACTTGAAACCTCGTACTGGTATCAGGTAGCCAAACTCAGGAATAGAAGATACTCGTCTTCTGTAATTCCGGGCGGTGAATCATGAAACAGATAATTGATTTCAAGCTCATAACCGAGGTTTTGACTAAGGACAAAACAGGTCAGTCAAAAAGAGAGAAGTCTTACACTGATTATCTTGTTGGAGAGGTCAAGTCAGTGACACAGACCGAGTTCTATAAGGCTGACGAGGCAGGCATCCGACCTCAGTGCGTTATCGTCATGAGCGTATTCGATTATGAATCTGACGCAACGAAGGTCCTGCTGGGTTCGAAGGAATATTCAATATACAGAACTTATCAAACCGGAACAGACCGTATCGAGTTATATGTCGGTGAGAGGGTAGGAAATGGATAGTCTGATGAAGAGCATGAACGAGATCCTGCAAAACTATGTGACATCAGTGGAAGTTGAATCTAACAAGATCATCAAATACTGTGCGCAGGATGCCGTTAAGAAGCTCAGAGCCGAGTCACCACACGCTTCCGGTGATTATGCAAAGAACTGGTCTATCAAGACCAAGAAGATAATGTATAACAACACGTACATCATCTATAACAAGGCTCCGACATACAGACTCACACACCTTCTCGAAAACGGTCATGATGTCGTGGTAAACGGTATCAAGGTCGGCAGAGCTCCGGCTCATGTCCACATCGCACCGGTAGAAGGCTGGCTCGAAAACGAAATCATCACAAGATTGGCGGAACAGTTATGAGTATTGAATCTCTTGTCACACTTTTAACCACAGCTAAGTTTGATGTGCATTTGGGGAGAGCTCCCGACGGAACTGCGTGTCCTTACGTTGTCCTCACAGAGATAACTCATCCCAACTTTGCAGCAGACAATTTTACTTTTACGAAAACGACTTCACTCAGGATCACACTGGTCGAGAGTGAAGTTCACGACTGGAAGCTCATAGGCGATCTCGAAGCGGTCCTTGATTCCATTCCGTTACCTTACAACGTAACGGATGTCCAGGAACCCTCCGAACACGTCTGTGAGACATATTACGATATTTCATTTTTAGGAGGAACTGAAAATGCCTAATGATAAAAAGGTATTCTATGGTCTTTCAAATGTTCACTATGCTCTCCTCACTGAGACTGAGTCCGATGGAGTTGTAACAACTTCTTATGGCGAAGTTAAGAAGTGGCCCGGAGCAGTATCTCTGACATTTGATCCGAACGGCAATCCGATCATCTTCCCTGCCGATAACATCGCATACTATAACCTCCCTAACTCTCGTGGTTACACAGGAACTTTTGAGTGTGCTCGCATCCCTGATGATGTTCGCACTGACATTTCCGGTGTTACTGTTGATGATAACGGAATCGTTGTAGAGACAGATAAGGATGAGCTTGCCTTCTTCGCACTTCTGTTCCAGTTCGAGACAGACGTTAACTCCGACAGATATGTATTCTACAAGGTTGCTCTTTCTCAGAGACCTTCCGTAGCATCCAAGACTGTTGATGTTAACTCTGACATCGAGATCGGAACAGAGACACTCCAGTTTGTTGCTCTGCCTCGTACAGATGCAGTTAATATCAACGGAGTAGAGAAGCATCTTGTCAAGGCTATGACAAGCAAGGCCACAGATGAAACTGCTTATAGCCAGTTCTATTCATCTGTTTACACACCTTCTTTTAACGGTGAGTCTTAATAGCCAATTAGGAAAAGGTTTTTAAGGGGAGAGACTTCGGTCTCTCCCTTTTTATTAAATGAAAAGGGAGAAAAGACAATGTTTGACGTAAATGAAATGGAAATCAACGCAGCTTTTTACGAGTTATTCGAAACGACATTCGGAGAAGACTTCTTTGAGGTCCTGGCGAGTATGAGACCTACGAAAAGGATAGCATCACTCAGATCAAGACAGAAGATGATCTCTCTGAATCTCAAAAAAGCAAACGGTGAGTCACTTACCGAGGATGAGACAGAGCTTCTCGCTAAGAACCCCGGAAAGTGGCAGGAACTTTCAGAGGAAGAACAGGAAGAACTCATGAAGTGGAATATCAGAACAGGTGCGCTCATGAAGAAGCAAACACCTCGTATCGCTTATATAGGCACAAAGCTCCACAAGAGAGAATACAGAGGAAACATGCAAGATTATTATGATTTCCTCGCATCCTGTGATGCTTCCGACTTTTTGAATCCGGAAATAATCACAAAAGTATGGGAAAAGGTCAACACAGACCAGTCTCTTCCTAAGTCAGTAAAAAACGCATAAAGACCGCACAAAGCATAAGACCTATGACCTGTTCTTTGTTCCAGCTCCGTGCATTGGAGCTGGGAATAAAGAAGCAGGACTTGAGGTTCTATTCGTGCGGTCAGATATTCGGCTTACTGACGGAGCGGTCTAATGACAAATACGAGTGGCCGAGAGTGGCTACTCAGTCAGATATTGATGCCTTTTCTCGTTTATAAAACGAGGTAGGAAAAATGGCAGGGACTATAAAAGGTATTACCATTGAGATCGAGGGCAAGACCTCGCCTTTGGTTAAGTCTCTACAAGAAGTAGAAACACAGATCAAGAAAGATGATGCAGCCTTAAAGAATCTCGACAAGGCTCTCCAGCTCGATCCGACGAACGTCGACCTGCTTGCAGCTCGTGAAGCTGTTCTTGCAGACAAGACGGATGCGGTCGCTTCCAAAATGGAGATCTTGCAACAGGTTCAAGCTGATGCACTTTCCGACCTTCCTGACAATGCAGAACTTTCAGCAGCACAGATGGCAGAACTCGAAGCAGAGATCGCCACAACAGGAAGCCAGCTTGAAGAATTGAGCGGAAACGCTTCTGACGCAAGCGGAGACCTTGACGATGCTGGAGATTCAGCCGAGGAAGCAGGCGGTGAGGCAGAAGAAGCAGGAGTCGACTTTGAAGGTTTAGGTGAAGCTGCCGAGGTTGCCGGTGAAGTAGCTGTCGCAGCGATGGAGGCTGTTGTCGCTGCTGCTGCTGCCGTTGGCACTGCTGTTGTGGCAGCAGGAACGGCTATCGGTGGTGCGATGATAAGCGCAACGACCGACACGGCAGCACTCGCTGACGAACTCCTGACAATGAGCTCTGTCACAGGTCTTTCAACAGACACGATCCAGGAACTGAATTACGCTTCCGAACTTCTTGATGTAGATACACAGACCGTCACAGGCTCTATGACAAAGCTCTTGAAGACAATGTCATCTGCTGCGGATGGATCTGAGTCTGCTATGGAGAAGTTCACCGATCTTGGTATTTCCATCTATGATGCGGAAGGCAATATCAGAAGCACGGAAGATGTCTTCTGGGATGCCATTGATGTTCTTGGACAGTTTGAATCGGAAACCGAGCGTGATATGGCTTCGATGGACCTGTTCGGGAAGTCAGCTCGTGAGCTCAATCCTCTCATCGAGGCAGGCTCCGATTCCTTTCGTCAGCTCGCAGACGAGGCTGCATCCGTAGGGTATATTCTCGACGGAGAAACTCTCGACGCTTTCGGTGCGCTTGATGACAACATGCAAAGAATGACCAACACTGCGCAGGCAGTGGAACAGTCATTCGGACAGATCCTGCTTCCGCTCCTGACTGACATGAGCGGTGATGCGGTTGATCTCATGGGCGAATTCTCCGGTGCTTTAGCCGATGCAGACGGTGACATTGACCAGGTCGGAGCTATAATCGAGCAGTTTGCGCCTCGTGCGGTCAAGCTGGTCGAAGAATATTTCCCGAAAATCTTGAGCGTAGTTGAGGACGTTTTCGGAGCTCTGTTGCCTATAGTGGTCTCAGTCGCACCTCAGCTCCTGAGTCTGATAGGCGGTCTGATCGTTCAACTGGCAAATTCGATCTCCGAAAATAGTGAGGCTTTTATATCAGGATTTTCAAGCCTGTTCGAGTCTGTCGTACAGTCAGCGATCACGCTCTTACCGGTGCTGATTCCTCTGGCAATTTCACTGGTCGAAACTCTGGTCGGTGCGCTGTTAGATCCGACGAACTTACAGATGCTCCTGGATGGTGCTTTGAGCATAATCATGACTCTGGGTGAATCACTGACGAAACCGGATAATCTGGTAATGCTCATCTCAGCAGCGACCACTATAATCACTTCTCTGCTCGGAGGGCTTGAAGAAGCACTGCCTATCTTGATCCCGGCTGCGCTCAATGCCATCTTAACAGTGGTCGAAACGCTCCTCGACAGTGGCTCGCTCGGACAGATAATGCAGGCTGCGTTGACCTTGATAACCACTCTGGCATCAAGCCTCATCCAGTATTTGCCCGAACTCATAGCTCGTCTTCCGGAGATAATCTTAGGAATCGTAGAATTTTTGACGGGGGACGCTTTGCCAGACATCATCGAGGCTGGTTTCACTCTCATCACTGCCATTCTTGGTAATCTCCCGGAGATAATTGTTGCCATTGTTGGCGGTCTCATCGACCTTGTCGCTGGCATGACCGAGTATATCTTAGGAGACGGATCTGATGACATTCTTGAGGCTTTCCAGTCTGCCTTTGACGGAATCATAAATGGTGCTGCTACATGGGGCTCTGATCTCATTCAGAATTTCATCGACGGCATCGGAGCTATGTGGGAGAACCTCAAGAGCACTGTTTCTGATGTGGCAAGCCTGATTTCAGACTTCTTATCGTTCTCCGTACCGGACAAGGGACCGCTCCATGATTGGGCCTTCAATAATCCGGGCGAAGATATGCTTGAGCTCTATTCGAAGGGTATTCATAACGGAATGTCTGATCTCCAGAACGCTCTCGCTGACACGGCAAATGTCATTGACAGCGACATCGGGAAGTTTGACCTGGCAACAAACAACGAAGTGCATCATACCGTTGATTATAGTGGCGGTCTGTCTCGAATCGAGCAGGCTATCACCGCAAGCGGTATTGCTTCCGACAGTGCCACGATAGTCATTCCGATCTACATTGGCAGTGAGCACATCGACACAGTAGTCATGGATGCAATCGACCGATCTAACTATCTGTCAGGAGGTCACTGATGTTAGGTAAATATCTCAAATTTAATGACGTTATATTTCCGAACCCGATCACTCCGAAGCGTTCTTCCAAGACATTGGAAAACGTCTCTCAGAGTGAATCTGGGACGGATCTCGTCTGCGTTATAAGGCCGTCAAAAAATGCCTGGGACTTTTCTTTCAATCTCTCTCCGTCTAAGAAGGCGATCCTTGAGGGACTTTGTCAGGATGAGTCAACGCAGATGGAGTATATGGGACAAATATATACAGTACGAGTCAGAGACTACACGGAGAAGCTCGCAGAAGGTTCTGAGTGGCTCTTATCCGTAAACGGTCTCTTCTCTTGCTCAGTAAAGGTTACGGAGTTCTAAAATGTATCAGATTTCAAACGAATACAGAGCCAAAATGCTTGACCAGGTGCAGACACATCGTCTCACTGGAACTATTGACGGCATCAGCTTCACCGGTGATGACGTTATCGGTGTCTCATACAGAAACCAGTGTGCAGACAAGAAGGTCAACGTCGGTGCTGTATATGTCGGAGTGTTGAAGCTTACGTTCTTAAAAGACTTCTTGAACCGTGGAAGCTATGACAAGAAGGTCATTACCATTTCAGACGGACTCTATCTGGGCCTTGATGAGAACGAAGATCCTGTCTGGGAAGATATACCTGTCGGTGAGTTTTATATAGCTGATGCCGTGTGGACTTCTGAAGATATGATCGATGTGACCGCATACGATTGTCTTTCTTTAATGGATAAGACCTTAGAGATAGACACATCAAGCGGTACGATCTACGACTTCTGCAAGTATATTGAAACCAAGACTGGTACAGTCTTCGGTATGACATCAGAAGAGTGTGCAGCTCTTCCAAACGGAACAGAATACCTCTCGCCCTTTGAAGACAATAACATGGAGACATACAGAGATCTTCTGTCTGCTCTTGCTCAGATAATCGGAGGTTTTGGTTATTCCGGCAAAGACGGACTGTGGCGGTTAAAGTCGTTTGGTGGCTCTTCGGTGGTAGCTATACCGAAGAACAGAAGGATGAGCGGTGCAAAATACTCTGACTATACGACGTTATATGACACGATCTCTTATGTTGAACAGTCAACAGGCATGGTCAGATATGTTGGTGATGCCAACGGAATGACAATGAACCTCGGTTCAAATCCGTTCCTGCAATACGGTTCGCCTGATGCCATCGAAAGACGATGCTGGGCTATCGTTCATGCCATCGAGAACATGACATACACTCCATTCGACGCTGGATTGCTTCCTGCTTTCGTCGCTCTCGATCTGAGTGATGTTATAACATTCGCCTCTGACTACGCAGGAGAGGACACAACAGGAGCCGTCATGACGTTGTCCTGGACATATAACAGGACGGTCAAGGTTCAGTGCTTTGGTGACAATCCTGCTCTCCAGGCTGCACAGAGCAAGACAGATAAGAACATCTCCGGTCTCATACGAGAGACCACAAATAACGAAGTCACATATTACACGTTCTCCAACGTGGAAGCGATCACGATAGAACCGGAAGTAGAGACCTCAATAGCTCATCTTGCTTTTACGTCAGCTCAGACAACAACAGTCAAGATAAATCACGAGTTCATCATGGATATGCTGTCTGATCTGGCTCTTGATGGTTCGTATGAGATAAGGTATTACCTCGACGAACAGCTCATATCATACAAGCCTTATGAGAGAGTCGGTGCTATCTCGCAGCTCACATCAGGAGATCTGACGGATGTTTCCATCTGTCGTGACTTTTTCTACATCTTGAAGAACGTAGAACCGAACAACAGACACACATGGGAAGTCAAGGTCATCGCTCACGGCATCGATTCCGTGACGATAGATGCCAACCATGCTCATGTGACCATTGAAGGTCAGAGACTCTATGGTGAGGAATATTGGGGTGGATATGTCGAAGCGAAGGACTATCTCACTATCATTCCTTTTGGATATCTCTCTTTGGTATCGATGACAGATTCGGTCATAACGGACTTCTATACGCATATAGACGAGAGTGTGACGGAGACAATGCCTCTGTTGGACTTGAAGTCATTCACGATGAAGTCAATGACCGACAGTGTGACAGTCTTGAAACAGGGTGGTTTTTACTTTGCGACAGAGGATGGAAAGTACATCACCTGTGAGAATACAGACAATGCAATCATTACAGAGTAAAGGAGAAAAGTATGCCTGATTTTGAAGATAAGATTCCGATTAGTGAGTTCTCATACACTAATACTTTACACAACACAGACCAAGCACCTATCATCCAACAGGATGGTGCGGATTGGGATAACTTTAGGACATCTATGGCAGATATAGGTCTCCACATAAATAAGGACATGGAGTATGTCACGGACTTGCATACGACATCCAAGAAGATAATCGGAGCAATCAACGAGCTGGCAGACAATCCTGTTGATGTGGACATCACTTCCGAGATCACCACACCGGCGGCAGTTCAGACCTTCGCAGACGGTGGCGACAACATACCGCTGAAGTCATGCGAAGTTGCAATCGTGGCACAACAGGCAAGCGGCACACCAAGCCCGTCAAACCCGTTGAGTATATCGGGATTTAGTGCGGTAGCGGTTGGTGATTACTCAAAATATCATCGTATTATTGCAAGTTCGCTAACACCGCAAACACAGTCAGGTATTACAATTACACCAAAGTCAAATGGTGTTTTTGAGATATCAGGAACGGCAACAGGTGCTGTGTCCATAAACTTTGAATTTGACGAATTTACAGTTTTTTCCGATGACGGAAGAACGATAAATATTAATAATGATTTTGCGTCAAATTCAGTAACAGTTATATACCGATATGGTTCTACTACGATTGATACATGGACATTATCGTCAATTAACAGAACATATACCAACTTTGGTTTATTGTCGGGCAAAACACTCAATAATCTAACTATTGGTATAGCAAGTGGCACAACTGTTAACGGCACAATAAAAACTGAATTTTTAGTCAATAACACAGGCACAACACACACAGTCTCACTCGGACAGACAATATACGGCGGTACGGCTGATGTGGTTAACGGGAATGGTAGCAAGACATGGCTAAAAGTTGATTTGTCGCAATTAAATTTTCAGCGTACAGGTTCAGGAGTTTTTTATACATCAGACCTTGATAGTTATATAGCACCAACCCCATCAGATGCTGTGGCTTCATTGAATATAAAATCATCAATATTTCAGAGCATACCCCGTGATGATATTGTCGGTTCGGCTGATGGTTCAATGGCTCAACGTGCAGGTGGTATTGTTTACTTTCAATATACATCGGCTTCAACAGTTGAGGCATTTAAGACGGCTATGTCGGGAGTTGATTTTATATGCAAGTTAGCCACACCCACCGCTTTCACATTCACTGGTGCAAATATCCCGACATTATCGGGAACAAACAACATTTACGCTGATAGTGGTGATATTCAGTCTTTGGAGTATTTCAACGACAAGGGCGATGATATAGCAAGTATGGTTAGATTGATGACAAGGAGTTAAGGAGGGAAAACATGAGTAAAAAGATAATCAGTGCATCGGAAGGGATGGAATTGAGCAGACTTGGTGGCATGAAACTTCCCACCTTAAAAGGTCATGTCAAGATTACTCTCCATAATTGCAAGAACGGAAAGAACAGAGTCATTGAGGGAAGCAATATCATCACCAATGCCATTCCTGACATACTGAAGTACAATTTCTTGAACGGCATTGACGCTGGATCTATCCTTCCGCTCGTAGACACATGGTTCGGAGGGATTCTTGTCTATGAACAGGCTCACACTCTCAATGCCGACAATTACAACATCCCGAATGACACCAATAATCACCTGTTCGCTCACGCTGGTGATGAAGCACCAGCCACGGCTGCTATCGCTCAGGAGGACTTGCAGAGAGGCTCACCGCTTCAGACGATAAGGACAGACAATTCCATCACACACACATGGGAATGGGGACACGCACAGGGCAACAGTGGTGACAGGTACATCAGAAGCCTTGCTCTCTGTCACAAGGACATCGGTAATGCCGGACTCGGTAATCTGTCCACGGCTTTCCATAACTTGAATCCTTTTGCGAAGATAAATGTCGGGACATCTGCATGGACTGATTTTAACATCGCATACGAGGATGCAAAGGATGTCCATGCCATGTATGACGATGCCAACGGCTTGTCATTCAAGTTGGACAGTGGGGACATCAGTGTGTCCGTCAAGAAGCTGGCATACCTCAAGACAGGTCTCTGTCAGACGATGACCGCAACGACATCATTGGCAAGGACATTCACCATCACACCTCCGTTCACTCTGTATGCTCTGCCTTGTTATTACTTCGACAGGACAACCAAGTATTTATGGATATTCACGAACATGACCTCTGCCACAACAAGAGATGCGGAAAATATCAAGTATTTCGTTATCGACTGTGAGAACGAAGCTCTTGTTGACCTCGGAAGCGGTGTCTACTACAAGACGATTCAGTCTGACTATGCGAAGATTGCACCTCTCGGAATCAATTACAATTACACCAACCTTATCAAACAGGGCAGTGATGTATTCTTCCCGACATCAGACAATCCGTCAACACACGCATACGAAGGTCCCAATATCACAGGCTTGCAGAGGATTGATCTGAGCAATACGGCAGACCAAGAGACAATTACCTTCAATGATGTACAGGCATACTATCAGTCATACATGAGCGGTGGAGACATCATCGTGAACTCAGGAAGAGTCATCAACGGAGACACAGGCTACACCTGTGCATCTTTTCTTCCTACTCACGCAGAGACTCTTCACAATCATCTCTTCAGCTCTCCCGATTTGGTATCGTCCTATGTCCAGCCTGTGAAGATGGATGCTTATACTGCCTCGATAACATATCCGAGATATATCCTCGCAAACAAGTTTGTACATACGACTCTCTATAACATTCCTAACGCAGACATATTCCACAAGACTGCCACAGAGAGCATGAGTATCGCTTATACAATCGAAGAAGTATGACAGGGAGGTGGTGCTATGGACAGTTCACTTGCCGGAATCATAGCAGCTCTGGTCTCAGGGCTGTGTGTTGCTATTCCCACAATAATAGCTACTGTCACGAGCAACAAGGCCCATGACAAGGTAATCGACGAGAGGATGAAGTTCATGACCGAACAGATCAAGGACTTATCCGTGAAAGTCGAAAAGCACAACGAGTTTAATGACCGACTGATAATCGTCGAGCAGTCGGTTAAATCTGCTCATAAGAGACTCGACGATCTGAAAATGAAAGAGGAAGATAAGCCATGAAGCATGATGTTGTTTACGTTCTCAAAAATGATTATCAGGATGAAGAGATGCTCTACTCGCTGCGCTCGGTGTGCATGAACTTTCCTTTCAGAAAGATCGTCACTGTCGGAGGGTGTCCTGATAACGTCTATCCGGACATCAGGATCGACCATGAGCAGGAAGGAACTACAAAGTGGAAACGGTCACGTTCTTCACTCATCAAAGCTCTTGAGTGTGACGAACTGACGGATGACATCTGGCTCTTCAATGATGACTTCTTTGTCATGGACAAAGTCAAAGAGCATGAGGATGTGAACTACTTCAACGGAACACTGGAAAAGCGAATCTCAGAACTAAAGCGCAAGAACCCTTGTGGATCGAGTTATATTAACCAGCTCGTTAGGCTGAGAGGTCAGCTTCTTTATCTTGGCAAAGACACGCTGAGCTTCGCTCTCCATCTTCCTTTCCTCATCAACAGAAAACAGGCTTTGTGGTTATTGAAGAACCGGAAGATAGACTCAACGATGTTCCGGTCCCTGTATGGCAATTATTACGAGATACCGTGCGAGTACATGAAAGATGTTAAGGTCTACGACATGGAATCAATACCTGACACTCCGTTCATCTCCACATCAGATAAGAGCTTCAAAGAAGGCAAGGTCGGAGAGTTCCTCAGACAGTATTTTGAAAAGCCGTGCGAGTACGAAAAGACACAGGCCGAGAGGCTCAAAGAAAATATCAAAGAAAAATACGACGAGGAAGGAGAGATCCGATATGGGTGACAACACATACGACAAGATCAAGACGGTCGCTCTGATCGTCACACCGGTAATCACATTTGTAGGTGCGCTGGTTTCTATCTGGAATATACCATACAGCGCAGAGATCACAGCAAGCCTTGCAGCTCTCGACACGCTCGCAGGTGCAATCGTACTGATCGCAAAAGCACAGTACGAGAAAGGAAAAGGTGAAAAATAATGGGTAGCTTATACATTTCCGATGTCGAAGCTCACGAACGTGAGTGGCTCGGCTATGAAGAAGGCGATAACAACTGGACGATCTTCTCCAAGATTCTCGATGACTGCTTCTATTACGATCCACAGTACAAGCAAAATCAGCCGTGGTGCGCAAACTTTCAGAATTGCATGTTCCTTATTTCAGCTCTGCCGAAGGACAGAGATGACGAAGCAAAGAAGTATGATGCTCAGTTCTTCCAGTACCAGCCTTCAAAGAACAATCTCTCATGTGGTTGTGTCTACTATGCACAGTATTTCAAAGATGCCGGTGCATGGTATTCCAGGAAGGAAGCCAAGAGGGGAGACATTATCTTCTTCGGCTCTCTGGGAGCAGAAGAGCACGTCGGCTTTGTCACAAAGGTCGAGGATGGACGTATCTATACCATCGAAGGCAATAAAAACAACAGAGTGCAGGAATGTGACTACTCCATAAATTACACGAGGATTGCCGGTGTGGGGAGACCGAGATGGGACGGAGACGAAGCTCCGAAAGAAACTTCCAAACCCAAAGAAGATCCAAAACCTTCAACACAGAAGCCTTCTAAACCGAATGAAGACATCTTCACAAAACCGACGAAGCCATCCAAGCCTTCTAAGCCTGAGAAGGCTGATAACGAATATGTTGTCAAGCCTTGCAGATTCGTACAGGTCAGGAAAGGACCGAGTGCGTTCTATATGGTCGTTGACAGACTTCCATCAGGAACTAAGGTCACGGTGTCCAAGATCGAGAACGGCTTCGGCTGCGTAGGCACTAATAGATGGGTGTCTATGGATTACTTAGTAAAATAAGACTTCTGTCTTATTTCCCTTTTCCGGGGGCCGTTCTTCGGAGCGGTCCCTTTTAACATGGCCATAATGAACTTCTGTTCACGGGAAACCTCCATCAAAGAATCAGCCTCTCGACTTAGGTCGGGAGGCTTTTTCTTTTGGCACGAATTTGACCATAATTTGACCGAGAGAAAAATAAAAACCGCTAAACCTTCGACAGTTGAGCGGTCTTTGTTGGTGGAGATGAGGAGAATCGAACTCCTTTGTGTATGTTCACCTGTGAACAAAATGTCCGTATTTTAGGGACTTTTCAACCTTCATTCAACTTTTGTTCCACCTGTTGTGGATTCATTTTGACCGAGATTTTGACCGAAAGTGAGGTCGATTACGGAAGCAACTCTTCTGTCCTCACCGTCCAATATATGACCATAAGTGCCGAAACTGTCGAAGCTGACGGAGTGACCTACTACATCTTTAATGCTCTGCTCCGGCAGTACGTTCTTCATCATGGAAATGAAAGTGTGACGGAGTGAGTAAACGGTGCCAGGAAGGTCACGCTCCGTTTTGAGCAACGCCCAGTGGTTACGCATTGTGGACTGATTACCCATAGAGCCGTCAGGAGAACAGAATATCCATTTAGTATTGAGCTTGTGGTTTTCATTCCTGGCTATCGTCTGACGGAGTATGCCCTTCGCCAGCTCTCCAATCGGAATCATCCTCCGAGCGTTCTCATTCTTTCCTTCTGTGATCCTGCCTGATGCAGACACGGATCTTCTGATGATTACTCTGTCTTTGGCTATATCCTCTAATCTGAGACCGAGTGCCTCGCCTGGTCTCATGCCTGTCACGAGGAGAAATGTGAAAAGCGGATGATACCAGAGCTCGGAAGGCTCCAGAAGTCTCCTGACATCGTCATTCTGCAAGACTTCTTTCTCCTTTTTATAATGGCCCTTCGGGATGTAAAGATTTCCACGAAGCAGCTCGCACTGATAATCCTGATAGCCGAACTTTATTATCTGCATAATGATTCCTCGGAGGGACTTGAGCGACTTCTCGGATAAAGGCTTATTCTGTCCTCTGGCTTCGTTGATGAGGCTCTGCCAGTCTCGGAGGGTAACTTTACTTATTTTTCTCTGACCGAGCACAGGAGCGATGTAGAGCCTGATATACCGCTCATACTGGATATATGCTTCGGACTTTTCGCCACGTCTCGCTTTTACGTCTTCCAAAAACTCTTTTGAGACCGTATAAACGGACTTTTCACCTGTTCCTTCGTCATAGTACCATTTATCGTACTTTCTTTGGACTTCCTTACGACCTTTCACTCCGGGAATGGAAGATGAGAAGGAATATGTCTTTCCTTCTCTCATAACTCTTATTCTCCATCTCTGCCCGTCCCATTTAGGATTGTTCATCTTCGTCTCCCTTTTGAGTCTCTATTAAAAATCTGATGTATGACGTAGCCTTGTCTTTGTTCTTATCAGAGAGCTGTTCAAACTGGACAAGAATATCAGGTTTTTCTATTCCACCGTGAAAAGCTCCTGTCGGCAGGGTATTCTTCTCAGGGACCACAGGATCATAACCAAGTAACCATACAGGATCTACATTGAGAGCTTTGGCTAATGCCTGTATAGAATCGAGCTTCGGTGAAAGCTTGCCTGACAGATAACGAGATATGCTCGCTTCACTGATGTTTGCTTTTGCAGCTAGATCACGAGCAGTCATGTCCGTGTTCCTTAAAGCTTCTTTTAATCTTGCTATTCTAATATCATCTTTTTCCATGATTCAAAACCGTCCTTTCGTGACAATTATATTACGTTTCCGTAATTTGTTCAAATCTGCTTGCTTTTTGTTCAAATTTGCATTATTGTTAAGTTACGCTTACGCAAGCGTAATTCGACAGAAAGGAAGGAAAACAGATGCCAGAAGAAAGCAAGAAGCTATTATTCCGTATAAAGGCTCAGTATGGTTCTTTGGCAGCATTTTCAGAGGTTTCGGGTATGTCTATATCTACATTAAACAGACGATTGCAGACACCGAAAGACTGGAATGTTGGCGAGATCGATAAGGTGGTCGAGCTGCTCAATTTAGATCCGAGTGACATATCTACCTATTTTTTTGCTCAGCCACTTACGGAAACGCAAGCAGAGGTGAAAGTATGACTGCTTCCGGTGGTCTCTATCCGTCTCTCGGTCGCTACTTTAAGACATCAACGGAACTTGCTCACGCAGGATGTATGTCAAGAACAAGGTTAAGGGACTGTCTCGATGGGAAGAAGACATTTACCAGAGCAGAGAAGAAAGCGATCTCGGCAAACATAGCCATGAAGCTCCTCAACTCCAAGAGCTATGACTACTCAGATCTCGAAAATGCAAACAGGGCATACAAGGGAGAGTTTGACGAGGTTTACAAGGTGAAAGCCTCATGACTGATGAACAGATCATCAAAGCCGGAGATCTTCTCATGACGATAGCAACGATGGCAACTCTCACAGGGATAGCACTCGTACTGGTCAGGGAGAAAGGTTATCAAAACATTCCACAACGGCTTGAGGTCATGATGGAGAAAGTGGAATGGAAAGTTCCACCGGAGGAAGAAGCAAGAAAAGCTCATCCCGTACTCGTTGAAGAGATGGAACTGAGAAACATCTGGCAGTCGGTTGATGTTGATTACATCACAGTCGAGACAGAGTACATCGGAATCTACTTCCTGACAGCGTACTCAGACGAGGAGACATACTCCAGAGCAACGGCATCAGGTATCGAAGTTCACTACTCAGACGATCCTTACGAACCGACAACGTGTGCCATAGACAGACGTTATCATCGCTTTGGAGACCTGTTCATGATAGACGGTAAGGTTTACGTCGCAGAAGACACAGGAAGTGCGGTGACAGGAGCTCACATAGATTGCTTCGTGGAGACGATGGAAGAGGTCAGAACATTCAATACACGTTACGAGTCGGTTTATTCCGTTGAGTACGTTGAGAATCATTTAACAGCAAGAGAAAGGAAGGTAATACATGAACGGTTTAATGATTATTTATTTGATAGGAGCTTTGGCTATTGGGTTCCTTTTCGGGATCGTTGTTGAGTTGATTTTTGAAGCCAAGCAGCTCACAGAATTACAGAGAGACTATCGCAAACTCGAACTTGAAAATGAAATGCTCCGCAAGGAAGTTCCTACGGAGAGAGTCATCGAGATCATCGACAACACAGTCGGAAAAGATATTGAGTTTGGAGGTTTCTGATATGGCAGACGTTGAAATCTATCACAGCTTAACAGGCAAAAAGAAAACATATCTGGTCGCTAATCATTCAGACACTTATGCGTTCAGAAAGTTTGCTCGTCATTATTTCCACTGCACGTCTGAGGACACGATCATCAAGCAGGCATATATCTATGACGGCTATCTCTATCTCGACAATCCCCACAAGAGAGCTCAGAAGACAGTTCTCGTTGCTTATTACATGAAAGGCGGTATCTGATATGGCAAGCGTATATGAACTTAAAAACGAATTTAACACTCTCTGGTCAATCCTTGAAGATGAGCTCGCAGATGAAGAAGCGATCCTCGGAGCGTGGGAGACAGCGACAGAAGACCTCACTATCAAGCTTGAGAACTGCTGCAAGTACATCAAGAACGAGGAAGCACTTATCGCAGGCTTGAAGGAAGAGGAAGAACGTCTCAATGCCAGAAGAAAGGCTAAAGAGAACGCTATCAAGAGACTCAAGGCACTCATGCAGGATGCCATGATCGCAGCAGGCGAGAAGAAGATCCAGTGCGGAACATTCACCACATCCATTCAGAATAACGCTCCGTCAGTCGTAGTCGATGAGCAGTACATCGAGAATATCCCTTCTGAGTATCTCAGAGTCAAGGAACCGGAGATCGACAAGAAGAAGCTCCTGGAAGACTTGAAGTCAGGAAAGGAACTTGAGGGTATCGCACATCTCGAAGTAAAGCAGAGTTTAAGGATCAGGTGAGGTGGACTTATGGAATATCAGATTTATCACAGCTTAAAAGGTAAGAAAAAGACGTACATCGTAGCTCCTGACGCAGATACATACGAACTTGGTAAGTTTGCACGTCATTATTTCCACTGCACTGCCTACGACGTTCACATCTGCAAGGGATATATCTACGACGGACTTCTCTATCTGGATAACCCTCACAAAAAGAATAAGAAGACAGTCCTTGTAGCTTCGTACTCGAAATACTGTCTCTTATGAGGTGATTTCTATGAAGCACTATCGCAATCTCAACGGGTGCGTATCAAGGATGCACCGTGTCTTATACGACGCTTACGACAAGGGATATGCACAAGGCAGGAAGGACTACGAGAGACCGAAGAGCGAATGGACTAAGGAAGCTCTGGGAGTGAAGGGAATCTGGTATCGCTGCGGAAATTGCAAACGGTACGCAATAGCTGACTATCTCTTTTGTCCTCAGTGTGGCTCACCTATGACGGAGGATGCGTATGGAACAAAAGAAAAGTAAATATCACGTTTATCTCATAGGACACGGCACAGGATGTTATGCCTCCGAATACTATCGTGAAGACTTAGGCGAGACCTGGGCGGTATCTCCTGCGAAGGCTATCTCCAATATCAAATACAGACTCAGACAGGCTGGTGAGTATCTTCCTGACGATCTGGGAGACTCGGAAGGCATGGGATATGTCCATTACGAACTGGAAGCGGTAGCCGTATGACTAAGGCCCAGGACATTAAACAGTATCTCAAATTATTAGAGACGATAAAAAATCAAAGAAAGGAAGGTAAGACGGAAATGGGTATTCCCATAACAAAAGGTAAGATCGAGACCGCAAAGAAGGTCGTGCAATATGGTCCGGAAGGAATCGGAAAGTCAACACTGGCTTCCTGCTATCCTGCTCCGGTATTCATCGACGTTGAAGGCTCGACAAAAGAACTGGATGTATCACGCTATCCGACACCGGAATCATGGAATGACATCATCACATACGTCAATGACTTCATTGAGTCTATGCCTGGCAAGACTCTTGTCATCGACACGGCTGACTGGGCCGAGCAACTCTGCATAGCACAGGTCTGCATAGATCAGGGTGTTAAGGGCATTGAGAGTGTCGGATATGGAAAAGGCTACGTCTATCTCGCAGAAAAGTTCCAGGAGCTCTTGAGGAAGTGTGATGATCTCATTGAACAAGGTGTCAATGTAGTCTTTACGGCTCATGCACAGATGCGGAAGTTTGAGCAGCCTGACGAGATGGGAGCGTATGACAGATGGGAGATGAAGCTCTCAAAGAAGGTGTCACCGCTCTTGAAGGAATGGGCCGACATCGTGCTCTTCTGCAATTACAAGACAGACGTTATCACGGATCAGAACACTAAGAGCAAGAAGGCGACAGGCGGTAAGCGTGTCATGTATGCCTCTCACCATCCCTGTTGGGATGCAAAGAACAGATACGGTCTCCCGGATGTAATGCCGATGGAGTTTAGCCAGATTAAACATCTGTTTGAGGGCATCGAGACCAAAGAACCGAAAATTGATTACCGTGCAAAGCTCCGTGAGTTCATGAAGGACATGAAACCTGACCAGAAACAGGAGATCGTCAGCAAGTACGGCATCAATGCAAACACAACGAACGAAGAATACAAAGCCATTTTTAATGATTTAACAGGAGGTAACTGATTATGGCAGATGAGATCAAGAAGGTAGAGAACGCAGCAGAGATGGACTGGGATAGCGGTATCTCAGCAGAGGTCAGTGAGAGGAATCTTCCTCCTGTCGGTGAGTATGGTTTCACCGTAGTTGAGTTTGAGAAGACTCTCAGCAAGTCTAACAAGAAGATGGCGAAGATCACCATTGAGCTTGATGAGGCAGGACAGTTCTGGAAGGTCACTGACTTTCTCGTATTGCAGGACAGCATGGCATGGAAGCTCGCACAGTTCTTTGAGTCTCTCGGCTTAAAGAAGAAGGGCGAACCTCTCACATCAATGCCCTGGGATAAGGTCTTGAACGAAACAGGCCGTGTCAAGATCAAGCACGAGCTCTATAACGGTGAAGAATATTGCAAGGTTGATAGATATGTCGTAACCGATGCAGCTCAGGCACCGACAGCTCCTGATACCTCCGATGTTCCTTTCGAGGTATAAGTCATGGATGATTCAAGAGCTTTATTAAATGCGTTAAACGCTCTTGATCCTTCGAAGTGCAGCTACTCGGAGTGGATTCAAGTAGGCATGGCCCTCAAGGCTGAGGGCCAGCCCTGCTCGGTCTGGGATGAGTGGTCTCGTCGTGACAGTGCTCGCTACGTTGTCGGAGACTGTGAGAAGAAATGGGAAACCTTCAACGACTCCGGCACGAGCGGTGGCACTATCGTTTACCTTGCCGAACATTACAATAATTATAAACCAGTTCACGAACTTGATTGGGATGACGGTCTGGATGCCTATTATGAAGAAGTTCTCACCATAGAGGATAAGCCGAACGAGAAACCTTATCAGATGGCAGTCAGATTCCTTGAAACGCTCTTCAAGCCTAATGAGTCAGTCAGCTATGTTCACTCAGCTAAGTGGAAAGAAGACAAAGCAAAATGGGTTCCTGCTGACGGAGGTCATGTCAGAACTGTTGGAGACATCATCAAGGATCTCAAAAAGCACAGGAAGCTTGAAGATGCTTTCGGGACGTTCAAAGAAGAAGCTGGAGGCTGGATCAGGATAAACCCGACCACAGGTCCGAACGATAAGAACGTAACAAGGTATGCTTATTCTCTTGCAGAGTCTGACAATCTCTCCATTGAAGATCAGAAGAAGCTCTTTATCAACTTTAAGCTGCCTATTGCAACACTCGTGGAATCTGGCGGTAAATCTGTTCATGCTCTGGTCAAGATAGATGCTAAGGATGAGACCGAATACAAGCAGAGAGTAGCTTTCCTCTATGATTGGCTCGCAAAGCATAAGTTTGTCGTAGATGAGAACAACAAAAACCCTGCAAGGCTCTCAAGGCTTCCAGGTGTAATGCGTAACGGACAGCTCCAGAAGCTTGTGGCAACGGACATCGGCTGTGCTTCCTGGCTTGAATGGATTGATTACATCGAAGGCATTGATGATGACCTTCCTGCACTCACATCACTCAGGGACCAGCTTTCAGATCCTCCCGAACTTTCACCTGAGCTTATCGGAGGCATACTCCGTGAAGGCTGCAAGATGATTATTACCGGAGACAGTAAAGCAGGAAAAACGTGCCTGTCTCAGAATCTCGCAGTATGTATCGCAGAAGGTCTGCCCTGGCTTGGCAAATTCCCTTGTGAACAGGGAAAAGTGCTCTACATCAATCTTGAGGTCGAGCCTGCTTCGCTCTTTTATCGTTTCAAGGCTATGTATCACGCTATGGAAATGAAGATCTCCGAGAAAGGCGGTCAGAATATCCAGTTATGGAATCTGAGAGGGTATGCAGCTCCTATGGAAAAGCTCGCTCCGAAGATAATCAGACGATGCAGGAATACAGGCCCTTATAAGGCCATTATCATAGATCCGCTTTACAAGGTACAACAGGGAGATGAGAACTCAGCAGAGGCGATCATGACTTTTTGTAACGCTCTCGACAAGATAGCACATGAAACAGGTGCAGCCATCATCTACGACCATCATCATCCGAAAGGAAATGCTCGTGAAAAGGTCATTGACCGAGGAGCCGGAAGCGGTGTCTTTTCAAGAGATGCAGATGCTCTTATTGACATCTCAAATCTTGATCCCGGCAACGATGCTCCGGATCTGGTCAAGTCACTGGTCAAGGAAGGTGAAAGACCAATGGTCATGTCATTCGTACTGAGAGACTTCAAGGATATTGAAGAGCAGAAGATATGGTTCAGATTTCCTCTGCATTATATCGACGAGGCTAACCTTTTAGAAAAGTGTCACATCGAAGGTTCGTCGGAGGCTAACTTTTCTCACGCTCCGAACAGGATCTCAGACGATGAAAAAAGACGTATCGTTGAGTTTGCTTTCGGGATGTGTCAGAAGGACGGATATGCTCGTTTTTCCGAAATGGAAGAGTATTCGGAAGTGGTCGGAAAAACGCTAAGGAAATATGCTGCCGAATTGCCTGATTTTGAGCTGATTCGTGGTGGTTTGAGAAAAAAGAATGTCGAGGAATAAACCGATGTTCCGAAACTGTCAAAAAAAATTGGGGAATTTGGAACGTCGGTATATATATATGTTCCGTTCCGAAACATAAATAGTTCCCTACGGGAAATGTCGCCCTAAAGGATGCGACATTCCCCTACAAGGAACTTTCAAGCGACATTCTGAAAGGAACAGAAAATGATAACTGCAAAACAGTACACAGATACATACGTCAGATATACAAAAATGCTCCGTGACTACAATGACAAGATCGAGAAGTCCACCGAGTGCCGAAAGTATCTCATCAAGAATACTGACACAGGAGATCTGCTCGACTTGCTCCGGGAAGCGGTGAACTGCATTTACGATCTGACAGGAGACAGGTGCTTCTTACAGGAAGTCACCGAAGCGATAGAAAGGAGAAGAGAAAATGGATGACGAACATGATTGCGAGAACTGCAAGTATTGTGACCAGAACATAGATACTGAGCCGTGCTTATCTTGTTGGCGAGAACACGATAAACCGTGCTACTGGAGATGGGAGGCTAAAGATGAGACTGATTGACGCAGACGAATTGGTAAAACACATCGAAAACAAAGTAGATATGCAGGATGTATATTCACCGCTTCATATTATCCAGTTCATACACCGAGAGCCGACGATCTCGCCCTGTGTCGGAATGAAGTGTGGTTATGAAGACCAGTGTCCGAACATACCGCATGGTGAATGGATTCCGAGTGGTGTTGACATAAGTGGACATAGATTAAACAGGTGTTCTATTTGCAACGGAGTTTATCAAATGTCGTATGTTGGAGATTCTTTAATACGTTGGCATTTTTGCCCTAATTGCGGAGTTTCAATGCGAAAGGGGGAAACATAATGAGATTGATTGACGCAGACGAATTGAAAAAGTGTGCAATTCCTTGTGAAATTCATAATGGAGCATTAACAGATATGTGTGTACCTTTATATCAAATCGACAATGCCCCGACAGTTGAACCCGTTACAACATTAAAACTTACTGACTTAACCGAAGAAGATAAAAAGAATTTCATTTTGTTATGGCAAAGGGCAACAAGCAAAGGCTTGTTAGTGGAACCTGAAAGACCGCAAGGCGAGTGGATTCCATGCTATGTCAATTTTACTGATGGGAGCAAGCCTTTATTTGCTTATTGCAAATGTTCTCTCTGTAACAAGCAAGCCACAGGTGTTTATAAGTTCTGTCCTAATTGTGGAGCTGAGATGGTCGGAGGCGAATCATGAAAGACCAGTTCTATCTATACTTTGACACCATGCCGAAAGGCACTGCACAGCAGAAGCGTTATGACGGCAGGACTGGTCACTACTTCAAGAGTAAAACTCTCGTGGAGACCGAGAAGATATTTCATCACGCTCTTTATCCGCACAGGCCGAAGAGACCTTCCGAGCTTCCGGTCAAGGTATGTCTCAGATTTTACTTTGACGTGAAGGATAAAAAGAAGTGGGGATTGCCGAAGACCACGATGCCGGATGTCGATAATTTTTGCAAAGCCTTCCTTGATCAGATGACTCAGTGCGGTTTCTGGGAGGATGATGCACAGGTCTACAAGCTCGTAGCCGAGAAATATTACGCAGAGAAAGCAGCAATAACAGTGATTTGGGAGGAGGTAACAGATGGATAGAGATATAGGACTCGAAAATGAAGTCAGAGTTTTACAGAAAGAGCTTGGTAAGCTGATAGGCATACTCAGATCCGAGAGAGTTCTTACTGATAAGCACTTGGCTATGATCTTTGATGAGGACAACACTAAGACCTGCGTATCTTGTGACAGATTCGGGATCGACTGCGGAACGTGTGAGGTATCAGAAGATGATTGATATTAACAATACTTCCACAAATGGTTATTGTCTCTGTTCCGAATGTGTCTTCAATGGTCTGACCTGCTACAACAGAGGAACGGACAAGCCGAGTGGGATCTATTACTGCCAGAGAATACAGAAGGCTGTGTCGAACGTAGGTATCTGCAAATACTTTTTCAAGAGGAGGGATGAACCATGATGACTGATGAACAGTCCAGAGCTGACAGATGGCTCTCACGCATGGAAGATCATAATGGTGAACTCCATGAGTTATATAGCAGACGTGAGGAGATCATCAGCTCCATGTCGGGCATAGGTAAGTATGATTCCGAATCTGTTCCGGGCGGTTCTGATCCTAACCCGACAGAAGCCAAGAATATCGAATACTCACTCGTGTGCAAACGTATCGACAAGATAGAACGGAAGATCGCAATAGAAAATGCCAGAACTCTCGATGTCATTGACAAGGTATCTGACTCGAAGCTCAGAGGTATGATGATCGGCAAGTATATCAATCATCTCTCATGGAAAAGAGTAGGTGAGAAGTTTCACTATGGTCAATCCAGCTCATATAATTACAGAGCTGCCTGCCTTGATGCGGTCCTTCCGTTTGTACCGAATGAACCTGTCGATGAGGATAATAGATTCAAAAGTCTTAAAGTCTGGAACGGATTGGAATGAATTGGAATTTATATAGTGATAGTATGATAACAGGTTATTTGGTAGTTCACTAATTTACCGCCCTTTCTTTATTGATAAGCACTCTCCAGGCACGGAGGGTGCTTTTCTTTTGGAGGCAATTATGAAGAGTGTCACTGGTCGCTTCTATCACACTAAAGCATGGGAGAATTGCAGACTGTCTTATCTCGCCATTCATCCGCTCTGTGAGAGATGCCTGGCTAAAGGTCAGATAGTTCCGGCAAAGGTCGTGCATCACAAGATCTATCTTGATGACCGCTCTGTCGAGAACCCTGAGATAGCTTTGAACCACGACAACCTTGAAGCGGTGTGTATTGACTGCCACAACAAAGAACATTTCGGTGAAAAAACTGAGGCGAGATGGAAGTTCGGCTCGGACGGTGAGCTGATCTTCTGAGGGGAGCCCCCCTAATTTGAAAATGAAAATCATTCTCAAAAGGAC